CCGTGGTCCATGCCGATCTCGCGCCGTGCGGAGAAGTCGGTCTGGAACTCGTTCAGGAGGGTACGCTTGTCGCGGGCCAGAACGATGGTGTCCACGACGACCTGAGCACGGTCGAAGTTGCGAGTCGTGCTCCCCCGCCGCCGCCCGGCGTTCACGTCGTTGATCGCCTGAAGGGTCGAGTCGCCCATCCGGCGAACGGTCTTGGTGTCGGTCCCCCGGATGGAGTGCATCGACACGAACTGGCGCATGATGGAACGCTTGGCGATCTGTGCATCGACAACACCGCCGTATTCCTCGATCATGTCGTTTCGGTCGAAGGAACTGATTTGGTCAACCATGATAGGTTCCTTTACTGAGTGTGGTATTCTTCAGGCGATCTCTCTCAGATGCCCTGCTTCTTCCCTGCGTTGCGCTGTGCACGCAAGGCGTTGAACTCGGATTCGGACGCACCGCGCCGGTACAGCCGATCAAGCTGCTCACCGTACTCACGGCGAGTGATCCCCTTGACCGTGGTAGTGGCCTTGGTGTCAGGAGTGACCTGACCCTTGCCAGCCGCGAGTGCGGTGTTCTTGGGGTCGCTGTTGTAGCGGGAGATGATCTCGTCCGCTGCGAACTTCGCCTGACGCCCGCCCTTGTCGAGCATGGCACGGAGTTCGTCCAGTTCTGCGGCGTCCATCTTGGCAGTGGCCCACTTGGTGGCCTTCTTCCAGTTGTCCTCGCCGCCAGCCGCCTCGTGGACGACCTTGGTGACTTCCTGCAACCGAGCCTTCTCGCGGCTGGTGACAGTCTCGAAGCCCGCCATGATGAGCGTGGCCTTGGTCTTGCCGACAGCCTCGATCAGCTTGTCACGGTCCACGAGGGACGGGTCCATCTGCTCCCGAGCCTTGCCGAACAGTTCCAGCGCCGTCTCCGGGGTCATGCCCGAGTTCTGGATCAGGGTGAGGGTGGACTTCCCGACTTCATCGTTCCCCGGATCACCCCACACGGAGGTGTCCAGTTCCTTGTCGTCGTTGTCATCCTCGTCCTCGTCCTCACCGTCCTTGGCAGCGGCGTCAGCGTCGGCTTTCGCCTTGGCTTCCTTCTCCGCAGCTTCCTTGGCGGCTTTGGCGTCGGTCCGCTCCTTGTTCGACGGGGCAGGGTCGCCGGTGTTTACGTGGTCGGGCTGCTGGCCCTGCGCGGCACCCGCGCCCTTGTCCTCGTCGTCATCAGCCGGGGAACTCCCACCGGGAGCGGCGTTGCCACCAGCCGGGGTCACGTTTCGCAGATCGGTCATTCTCTCTCCTTACTTTCCAGATGCAGCCTTGCTTGCCACCTGAACTTCGCCCTGCTTCTGCATGAGGCGTTCTTCTTCGGCAAGTTGGGCGTTACGGTTCGCAGTCATCTCGTCCTGCGTGAACAGGAAGTCCTCTGCGGACACTCCGCGATTACGGAAGATGAAGGTTGCGAACTTCAGTGGGTTGAACGCAGCCCGGATTTCCTGCGGAACTGCGTCGAGCATCTGAAGGTCCGTAACGGCCAGCCGGAGTGCATCCAGCTTTCCTTCTCTGCTCAGGCTCTCCAAGCCCGTCACGACAGTCGTCTCGAAAGCCTGCTCTCCATTCGGCAGGTACGAGTTGAAGTCGATTTGAGCCAGTTGGTACTCGGCTTCCTTGCGCTGCCAGTCGAGTGCGAGGCGGCTGTACAGCCCACCAAACGCGCTCTCGATCTCGCGGGCGAAGAAGCGGATTTCTTCTGCGGTAACACGCTCGGCATCGCGAACGCCTGCACTCGACAGTAGAAACGCTTGCGCGAGTTCCCGTTCCAGCTTGGCGATTGCCTCACCGATGAACTGGACCTCTACAGCGAACTTGAACTGAGGGACAGTGATGTCGCCTTCCTTACCCGGCAGGTACTCGCCCCGCTTGGCATTGTTCCAAGCATCCACGTCGAAGCTGCTCGTGTCGTTCACGAGGAACTTGATGTCTGCCGCCACGCCGATCAGGTCGATCATGGCTTCGGTCATCACGTCGATGTTGTGGAAGCTGACCGAGTAGTCCTCGACCAGACCACGACCGTAGTGGTCTCCCCGGCCAAGGTTCCAAGTCAGTACGAGGCAAGGGAAGTCCTCGTCCTTGTAACTGGTCTTGGCCTTTTCCAGTTCGATCTCGTCCACGGCTTGGCGCATGTGCCACTTGCCGCCCTCATGCCAGTAGTACGTGTACAGTTCGACAGGGCTGTCGTCCTGATACTTCTTCGACTTGGCGTTGGCTTTCAGTTGCTCGCGGAGGTCCTCGTCCAGTGCACCGTACAGCTTGCAGTCCCGAAGGATGACTTCGCGCAGCTTACCACTGATCTCCCGAGAGACGCAGTAGTCGCGGATGCTGTAGACCACCCGGTTGTTGTCGGGCAGGCGGTAGATCAGGGCGTTGCCCGTCACGATCTTAAGGCTGACTGCGGCCACCGCCACCGGGCGGTAAGAAGTGAGGTTCAGGTTCCGCATTGCTGCGTTCTCTGCCTCGATCAGCCCGGCGTCGAGCGCCTGCTTTTCCTCGTCTGAGGCTTCAGCGAAGAACTTCCGCTTGGCCTCGGGTGTCAGCGTGACTGCGAAGAACGGCTTGTCGTTCGGGAACATGGTGTCCACGATGCGGTGCGACAGGTGGTTGACCAGTCGAGCGCCAATCGCGACGTTCCCCTTCTCGCTTTCTTCCGGGTTGTCCGTCCGGGCGTTGTCCTCGTGCGGGAAGATCGAGGGCACCGTCCACCGTGCGTACTGTTCGCATCGGTCGAGCAGGTCTCCCTTACGCCCGTCGAGGGCCATCCAGTGTCCAGCGAGGCTGGTGCCCTCGCGGATCATAGTCCAACCCTCCGCGATGCGCGGCTAGACTGACCAATTCCGCCAACGGGGCGCGGAGTTCCCACACCGCCGACACGAGCACCGACCGACCCGGTCCTGCTCGTCGCACCGCCTTGACCCGCACCAGCAGTGGCAGTGGCAGTGGGTGCAGCGCCTTCACCGCGACCGAGGCGGATGTCCGCTCCGGTCTCGTCTCGGGCGGCGTTCAGCCCTGCACGCTCCCGCGCTTGCTGTTCCTGTCGGTTCAGTCGCGCAACCTGCTGACGCGCGGCCTTCTTCTGCTGATTGACGCTGTACACCGTGGCCGCAGCACCGACGACCGCAGCGCCAATGATAGCGGCAGTGGTAAATGCTGCCATAGCACGTCTCCTAGAGTAAGAGCCTGTGGCTCGTTTCGATGGAAGTGTATCCCCGGCGCATGAGCACCCGTTCAACACCAGCGTTGACCTCAAGTGTGGTCATCCGCACTTCGTCCACTCCAAGTTCCCTGCCTCGGTGCTCGAACGCATCAAGCAGTCTGAGACCGTCACGGCCCTCGGAGTACCAAGCCGTTTCCACCAGCACTTCCCAATCCCGACATGGGTCGGAGATGTGGACGCCAGTGATGGCTCCGGTGTCCGTCCGAAGTACGACGCCCTGTTCTGCCACGATCAGCCCGGTTAGGTAGTTCACCAGCTTGTCGAGGTTGAGCGGTATTCCGTAGTAACGGTCGTTGAAATGTTCCGCCTTCTCGATGAGAAAGGGGATGTCGTCCAGTGTGCAGTCACGTACCTTTGTCACGACGCAACTCCCTTATGAGCCGGGTCGAAGTGGACATGACGAACTCCGGGCCGAGTGTCCTGCCGAGTATCTTCAGCAGATCAGCCTTCGCTCGCTCATAACCGATATGGTACACGGTCGATGTCTCACTCAGTTCCGCAGGTTCCAGTGCTGCTAGGAGTTGGATCATAACCTGTCGGTCAACCAACGCCTTTCCTGTGATGGAAGTAAGGTCTGTCATTCAGTCTCTCCTTCTGAATAGTAGATAGAGATAATCCTGTTATAGATTACCTGTATATACTATCCATGTATAAACTAGGTGTATATTACAGCCAATAACATTGGATATACAGATACCGGGGTAGCTTTCAGGCCGCACTAAGCGACTATACACTACCCCGGCATCCGAGACCCAGCGGGAGAGAACGCCTTTGTCTATATGTGTGGAACTCGTTTATCCAAAGAAATACAAGGACTTACGAACCCCTTCCAGATCAAGCGTCCCGGTCTCAGGTAGGTCCGGTAGGGTGATCCCTGTCCGTTCCTCCTGCTGAAGTTTGAACTCCGAGAGCACGCTGTGCTGCGAGTGCAGCTTCACGAACTGGTCTCGGATGATCTCGTGCCACTCGTCAACATGACAGGCGTGAACTCCGAAGTCGTCGTGGATCATGGCGAAGCTGGTGATGCCTCGTCGTGCTCCCTCGCTGACTACCATGTGCATGTGCGTGGCGTCTACGCTATGCACAAGGTTCGGGCTGGAACCCGATGCAGCCTTGTACATATCGACGCCGGGCATCTCCTTCTTGATCTGAAGTGCGATCCTTCCTCCGATCTGCGCCTCTACACGCTTGACCGAGGTATTTGGTGCGAACTGCACCATCGGAAAGCCCAGCGGCGTGGTGTAGATCAGAGGCTCGTCTGCCTTCGCTAGAACTCTGGCGCACTTCTGCATCCAGTCCATAGCCGCCCGTGCTGCCACGACGACCTCTCCGATGGACTTCCAAAGAAGCTGGGACAGGAACACGCTGTGCTTGAACGCGGTGTTCTTCGGGAAGAAGTCGATCCGCTGTTCCAGATACCATCCGTACACCGACTGCGTGCACGTCTGAAGCGTCGATCCGTAGGGCAAGGTCATCACCGGCTTCTTCGCCAGCTTCCGGCCCATCTTGCCGTCCGACACCTTCTTGAACAAGGCCATCCAGTTCGCCGCGAGTGTGTAGTGCTCGTGCTCAGGGTTGGTCAGCAGTGCTCGCAGCTTGTCGGTGGCGACATCAGCCACATCCTGATAGATGTCCGAGGGTCGTCCAGCGGGAGTGAGGTTGACAGACTGTCCTCCCACCGGATCACGGAGCATTGCAGAGAAATGCTGTAGTCCGTTGCAAGACCCGTCAAGAGCGATTGACAGTCTCGACACAAACCGTGCAGGGCCTCCGCTGGTATGAACAGCAGCCGCGTACTCCATGCACCATGCAAGGAACTGATAGGGCTTGTCCGCACCCTTCCAAGTATCTGTGTTCCCCAGCGGGTCAAGCCCTGCCGCGATGATGGCAGAGGCTCGATCTTGAACCCAGCGAACTCTGCCGTCGTAGTCGTCCTTGTCGTATCCATACTTGTTCGCTCCGTGCACTTGGAACCAGTACCAGCCTCGGTCGCCAAGTGGTTTCGCTTCTCCGAAGTGCAGCAGCGCCTTGGACACATCCGATCCCTGCGGGCTTACTCCATTCGTGGTGCTGTAGGTCCGACCCCGGAAGTCCATCTGGTAGACCATCCAGAGTAGGTCGATCTCCTGCATCCGGGCAGCGAGACGCATAGCGCGAACCACAGCCATCAGACCGGCTTTACGCTCTGTCTCAAGACCGTGCAGTGTACGCGCTTCCGCCTTCCACTCATCGAAGCGCAGCTTGTCGAGGCCGTGCAAGTCCTTCGGAGCCTTGCCCTCGGGGATCGGCGCTGGCGGTATCTCGAAGGGCTGCGACCGCGGCATCCCGATCTCAAGTCCCCTGTTCCAGACTTCGCGGACGACCTCAAGCAAGGGCTGGTTTATCTTCCAGCTTGTCCGCTGCATGGCGTTCACGCTTTCAAGGATCACGGGCATCGCCGCGCTGTCGAGAAGCGGTGCCTGCGTGTCGCGCTGCTGTCCTGCCCGCGTCTTTACGAGAGGGGTCAGCCCGGACATGCGGCTCGTGTAGAACCCGCCGTCCTTCCAGCCGGTCCAGTCCCGAGGCTCGATGATGCACGGCATCCTGTCGGGCAGCATGACCTCGACACTCTGGTCATGCTTCTCAATCCACTCGATGACCTCGGCGCTAGGGCTGAACTGCACTGCCCCGTTGATCTTCTTCCGTTCGATCAGATCAGAGGCTACTTCAGAGCAGGTCAGCAGTAGCAGGCCGACGCCGATGTGCGTCTCGTTGGTCCACGACACCCACTCCACGCCTTTCTCGGTCATGGTGTTCACGAGGACGCGGTGTCTGTGCCGGTACTGCGTGGACTTTCGGCTGTCCAGATCGCGCTGAACCGCGTTGTAGTATTCCGGCAACTCGATCTCGAACTTGCTGAAGCGCAGTTCGTCCTCCACCATCTTGCCTACCGACGCTGCCACTTTCTGAACGGTGGCAGGCTTGTGGACGCACTCAACGACCTTGGTCAGAACGAACAGGGCCAGCTTATCGGGATCAACTCCGCGTACCAGCTTGATGTACATATTGCGTTGTTTGGTGTTGTTCACTCGTTCGGTGATCTCTGCACTGACCTGCGAGAGATAAACCCGCAGGAGCCGGGCACCAGCAGAAGTGTCAGCGAACCGCTCACTGTCCTTGGCCTTCTGTTCCTGTACCCGGAAGCGGGACACGCCAAGCGCGGTCATGTCGCGCTCCCACTTCTTCTGCTCACTGATCTCGGGCATTTACTTCTCCTTGAGTGCAGCCCTCTTTTCGCGGGCCTTCTTGTTCCGCGCGAGGCGCTTCTCAGCTTCGGTCTTGTGCGTCGGGTGCCAGACCCCACCGTGCTGCGGCTTCTCATGCCGTCGCCAGTAGGCAACCAGCCTCTCGATCCACTCGATCTCCGACATGCCGTTCCTGGCACGACGAGCAAGGTTGAACACCTTGCCTTCGATCCCGTTGCAGTTCAGGCAAAGCACGTCCCTGATGAACCCGGTCTTGTGGTCGTGGTCGAGGACTGGTCGCTTGTCCTTCAGCGTTTTCATCCGCCCACCACAAAGTATGCAGGTGTAGTTCTGCTTCTTCAGCAGTATGTCCCGCGCTGGCGAGACCTCAGTCGTCTTGAGACGCCGGTTCTCCATGCTGGAGCCTTTCCTCGTACTTGCCGATCCAGAACATATATTCCTCGTTCAGTTCCTCGGGATCAGCGTAGAGCATGTCGTCCGCGTCAGCGGTGCCGTTCATCACGGCCATGTAGTGCTTGTGCACCGCCGAAGCGACCTCCTTGATCTCTGCTGCACTCAGGTGGTCCGTCTCGTAGTGCGTGTCCGTTGTCATTTCTTGATGACCTCCTTGAGCCAGTGCAGCACATCGTTCTCGTCAGAAGTTCGCCGCATCCACAGCAGCTTCATCTCGGAGAACAGGGCTTGTGTCGGGGTGACGACCTCGCCGGTGCGCCAGTGGGTGAACTCGTACCCGTGGTCCTTCGCCAGCCGCTCGTAGCAGGCTTTCACGGTCTCGAAGCACTCCCGATCATTCCGGGCGTCCTTCAGCAGAGCGTAGGTGAGCACGGGTCCGCACTTCTTGGTCTTGGCCGTAAGTTGCGCCAGCTTCTTGTCCAGCTTGTCGGCCACCGCCTTGTCGTGCGTGGCGATCCACTGAGCATACGTGTCGCGGTACGCTGCGGTGCCACTGTACGTCTGCCACATGATGCCGGGACACTCGGGAAGTCCGCTGATGTTGTCGGCAGCATCTCCCATGAGGCACTGCGCCCAAAAGAACTTGGTGCCTCTCCCGACGACCTTCTTGCTCGACTTGCTGTCGTCAATCTCGATGAACCCGAAGTGGTCGTCCTGCCGAGTGATCGCGTAGGTCTGCATGTTCAGCTTCAGTCCGGGCACCATGTACAAATCCTTGTCGGCACTGCACAGGATGGCGTTCTCGAAGTCGGCGTACAGGGCTTGCGTCATGCCATCGTCAGCTTCCTGCTGAGTGTGGTTGCGTCCCTCGAACACTCCGGTGGTGTCTCCGACACCCGATCCGAGGAACTCCCGAATGGCGTCCAGATGCTCAGGCCGGTTGTCCCGGTCTGCGCGGTTCGCTTGGTAGGGCTTCAGGATCGCAGTACGATCTCGGCCACCCTTGTTCGACTGGTGCGTGGTGTGCAGCACGGCTCGCTCAGCACCAGCCAGACGACGAATGTGATCCACAGCCTGCTTCGTATTGTGCAGCATGTCCTCGTAGGTTTTGCGGGGCGTTGGATCGTCGTGGTCCAACTCCGCTTTGCTCTCCGCACTCACCTGATACGCCATGAAGTCGGCGTCGATGTGTGCAACTCGGCCAGCAACCGGCTTCGGGTACTGGTCCATCTGGCCGGGAAGGGACGCGACCGTAGCCGCGTCCACCCCGAACCTGCTCAGCAGGTCGCCCATCAGTCGAGACCGAGATCGGCCAGCGGGTCGTCAGAGGCGCTGGGAGCGGCCTTGGAGGGCTTCTCCGTCTCGCCGGTGTCCTCGGACCCGGAGACCCCTTCATCGCCGCTAGCGCCCACCAGATCGTCCAGATCAGGCTCCTGCTCGCCCGGGTCCGTGGAGACCTCAGGCAGATCGCCGTCGATGCTGGCGATCACGAGGTTCTGGACCGGGGAACCCTCCCAATTCAGGGCCGACTTCACGGTGTTCTGAAGCCAGTTCTTGCTGACCTCAACTTCCTTGTCGTCCTCCTTGCGCTTGTACGTGCCGGGGATGTGGATGCTGTTCCACTGTTCGATGCTCGGGGCATCCCACAGCAGCAGGCGCTCGGTCGCGGTCGCAGCCGGTGCCTTCAGCGGCTCGGTCTCGCCTTCCTCGTTCACGCGCACCGGGGCACTGACTTTCCAGTTCCCGCTGTCGTCCTTGATGTTGGCGTAAACGCGCTTCTTGCCGTCCTTCTCGACCTCGTTGTGAACGATGGTCAGGATGAACGCCTCGCCCAGCATGAAGGCCATGTGGGTGTTGCCGCGTCCGTAGTCCATCGCGCTGAGCAGCTTGTAGAAGCCCGCACGCGGTCCCGACTTGATGGCGACCCGCTCGGTGATGATCGGGTACACGATCCGCTTGACCGTCTGGCCGGTCTCGTCATGCGTCTCGATCTCCTTCGCGTGCTTCTTGCCAAGCAACTCGAACTGGATGATCGCCTCGGGAGCAGGCGGCTTGGCCTTGCCCTGAAACGCCTTCTGCGGGTGGTTCCCGATCTCGACATACGAGATGAACCGGGCGATGCACGGGCCAGCAGCGGGCGGCTCGTACTCGAAGTTGCCGCCCTTGTCCTCGGTCTGGTCGGCCAGCTTGGCGGCTGCGGCGCGGGCCTGTTCAATGAGTGAAGTCATGTGTCTCTCCTTACGCTGCTGCCTGCCAGTGATGCAGGTCCAGCATGTTGTCGCCAACTTCGGCATCCACAGGGAAGCCTACAGGGCAGTTGATCCCGAAGAAGTGCTTCAGGAAGTGCGGGATCGCCTGCATGATCTTGACCATGCCAGCGACAACCCTGTCGAGAACCGTATGGTGGCAGTCTGCCCACACACAGTCGTGAACCGTGTTGACGAGGTACGCCTTGCCTCCGAAGAAGTCGTTCTTGACGAACCAGCGCCAAAGCTGACCGAGAACCATCTGCACAAGTTCACCTCCGGTGCCCTGCACAGGGTAGTTCTTCATCTCGGTCGGGCTGAAGGTGTCGGTGATCCCTTTCCGTCGCAGATAATCAGGCGCATCGTATGACCGGAACGAGTAGGTTGTGCCTGTGACTGCTTGGTACGTTCCTCGGCGGAAAGTGCGGTATCCGCGCTCGCCATCATGGAACGGCTCAGAAGTCACAGTAACTTCCCGCTCGACCGCCGCGTTGAACTTGGTAACACCGGGGTACTCCTTGTCCTCTGATTCGATCAGGGCCTTCACTTCCTCCACGTCCATCCCGGTCTCGGCAGCGATCAGGGCTGCACCGGCACCGTATGCCCGCTGGAAGCTGAAGATTTTGCACTTGGTGCGCTCCTTCTTCCACTTGCTGTACTCGGGGTGGTCCTCGTTCTTACAGGCGTCGAGGGCAAACTCGTAGCTGACGCTGTTCTTCAGCGCAACACGCTTGCAGTGGAAGTCCACCTTGTTGTTCAGGTCTCGACACAGGTTCGCGTCCAAGGACAGCAGACCCATGACGACTACCTCAAGCTGGCTGTAGTCGATCTCGCCCAGCTTGCCATCTTTCCCGAAGCGGGAGACGAACATCGCTTTAACTTCCGACTTGTACTTGCCGGTCTCGGCGTCGAAGTCCGCTCGGGTGAGGTTCTGTAGGTTCGGGTCCGACGAGGACAGCCTGCTCGTGACTGTGCTGGTGTGGTTCAGCTTGTGGTGCACCATGTGGTCCCACGGCTGCACACAGGTGAGCATCCCCTTCTTCTCGCCGGTCTTGGGATCGGTCTTGACGTAGTACGTCCCGATCTCCTTATTCAGTCGGTTGGCATCGCCCAGCGCAGCGAGGAATGGCACGTTCCCGGCGTTTGCGGTGATTGTGTCGAGCACTTCTCCGCTGGTGCTGTACACCGGCCCTCCGAGGCCATCGGTCAGGCTCGACTTCCAGTCGTCCAACGGTACGACGTATCCGGGGAACTCGTGGAAGAAGTCCTGATACTTTACCTTCAGTTCACCGGGGAACTTGACCTTCTTCGTCTTGTACTCGCCAGCCTTCTTGCCGCTCAGGTACTTGACGTAGTTGTCCGGGTTCCTACCGGGATCGTCCGGGTTCTCGGTCGTGGTGTGGCCCGTGGTCAGCACCCACTCGTGCCGTTCTTCCTGCTTGCGGGCCAATTCGCCCGTCTTAGGATCGACGTAGGTGTCCTGCTTCTGGTACTTGACCGTCCCGCCGAAGATCAGCGCAGACTTGTGCACCGGGCTGTTCCAGTTGAACGTCAAGCCCTCGGGCATGTCTTTGATGTACTGGCTCAGTTCCTCGTCAGCCGCAGCCTGTTCCACGAGGCGCTTGCGCAAGTCGTTCCGTGCTCGCTCCACGTCGATCTTCAGGCCCCGGAACTCCATCTCCGAGGTTGCGCACAGGCTGTCCATGCGCAGCTTGATCGCGGTGAGCATCCCGAGTTCTTCAGCGGCCTTGATCTGTCCGAGGTAGATGATCTCGGTGTTTCCGATGTCACCGCTGTTCCGGCCTTCTTCCTCGGTGCCTATCAGATAATCGAGCAGCAGATCACAGTCGATGTCGCTGGTCTGAACACCGGCATCCCATAGCGCCTTCACACCGTCGATCTTGACCCTGCCGCCGTAGGTCGGGGCGATCTGGTCGAGGCTGTTCATGTGGAACTTCTGCTGCTGGGCGTTCAGCAGGTACTCGGCGTACTGCGTACACCACACTCGCCCACCCCGCTTGAAGAAGGCGTGCAAGTTCTCACTGCTGAAGCGCATCTCGTAGAGCAACTCGAACTTCGCGTTGTGCGCCACGATCACGTCAACATCGTCGGGGATGTCCAGCGGCTTCACGCTGTCTGCGTCGTCGTAGAACTCGGCGCTGCACCGCTCGTCACCCGCGACCTTCCAGCCGCGAGCGACAATGTAGTTCTCGGGAAGGAACGAGTTCGCCTTCCGTTTGAACCGAGTGTGCGTCTGGGTTTCTTCGTCAAGGATGAGGTACTTCATGTTATCTCCCCCTGATATGCGAGGTTGTCGGTCCAGTATTCGCGCCACGTAGCGCCGTAGCACCCGCAGGCGAGCATACCGTAGCTGTCGAAACCCGAGCAGCAGTAGTAGTCGTTCAGGTTCTTGCGCCACAGGTCTCGCATCCCGTTGCGCAGCCAGCCCCATGCGAACCGACGAACCTTGGGGTCCGCATAGGCGCAAGCGTTCAGCCAGATCAGCGCGGCGCTCACCTTCAGTCGGAACAGGAAGTCCTTCATTGCAGGTTCTCCCCGTCGATCTTGTCAGGCAGCATAGCCAGCCAAGCGTGGTCAGTGCGCCACTCGGTGATGGCACGCTCGATGACCGCCTGCTTTCTCTTTGGCACTTCCTTGAGGACTTCGGCCATCAGCATCTCTGCATCCTCGGCCACGGTGCCACAGAACAGGCTGGCCCGCAGCCCGCCCCGTGCAGCGAAGGACAGTGCGGCCTTCGTCTTGTAGGTGATGTCGGCTTCACGCATCGGGTGTCTCCTTGTCGTCGCGCCAGAACTGGAAGGTCGGTTGACGCAGCGCGTCGTAGCTGTCATCCGCCTTGTACTTTATCTGAGCGATCCGGTTCGGCCATGTGCGGGTCAACCGGGTGGTCCAGCCGTGCCATAGTTCGCGGCGCTCATCGTGCGCCAGACGACCTGGACCAATCCCGATCTCCGCGCCCTTGTAGCTGGCGATCAGACCACCAGCCATGCCCTTCGGGTTGCCGTCCTTGTCGATGGCTTCCTCGACCCCGATGATCCGCAGGTCGATGGTCGGCTCGCGCAGCAACTTCTGGTAGCCCCAGCTTCGCTTTCCCGGCACGAACGGGTCATCCCAATTCCGGGCGACCATGCCTTCAGCCTTCGGGAACTGGTTGCAGAAGTCCTCGAAGTGGTGCTCAAGCTGGCTCAGGTTCTCGACCCGCTGTTGCCGGAGCACATGCACCCGGCTGTGCAGGTCGTTCAGTTCCAGCATCGCCTCGTAGCGCCGCTCGAAACCGACCTCCTGAAGCGTAGGGGTGAACATCTCGAACAGACCGAGGGCCAGCCGGTGGCTCTGGTCGTCCTGCCTCCGAACGATGCCGCTGGTGTCCTTGAAGTCCGCATACGGGTCGCCCTGCTGGTGGACTTCCCCGATCAGCGTGCAGGGCGTGTCGAAGTAGCCCAGCGCAGCGTTGCCCCGGAACTCGTCTGCGAACTTCTGCACTAGTTGCCGCACCGAGGGAACGTCCTTGCCCTGCCGGGTGCGGCTCGTGTGGTTGCCGTCCGCGTCGATGTCGATGCGAACCGGCACGCCGTCGATCTTGTGGCTCAGGAACACGGGGAACTTCAGGTGCTTCTCGCTGAAGCCTTTCGCGAGTGGGATGGTGCTCATTGATTGCTCCCGTACATTGCAGTCATGCGCTCAGCGTACCAGCGCAGGAATGTGTCGATCCGCTCGTACAGCTTGTTCATCGTGCTGTCGTTGTAGATCACGTAGTTGAAGGCGAAGTCCGCGAGCGCTTCCTCACTGGCGTGCGCCTCAACCGGGTCAAGAGCCGGTCGAACCACGTTCACCACGACACCGCCCGCCCTGCGGATTGCGAGTGCCTCGTTCGGGAAGCGCACGTCATCGAAGATGATGTCGCCGTCGCCGGGCACGATCTGCTTCATCGCAGCATCGACCCAAAAGTTCTGCGAAATCAGCCCCCGCCCCCACTCCGTACCGAGGGTCTGCATTGCGTAGCGCGGGCTGCGTCCTGCGAGGTAGTCCGTTGGGATTTCCTTCAGGTGCCCTTCGATGAAGTCGGGGGTGGTCTCGGGTGAAACTCCCTGCTGTTCGAGCAGAGCGGCGATCATCGCCTTGAGAGGCCCGGCAAACTTGCGAGTGCCGAAGCCCTTGTCGTTCAGGTAGCGGGTGACGGTGCTCTTTCCCGACCCCGCCTTGCCGCTCAATCCGATCAGCATGTGTCTCTCCTATGCAGATAGCCACAGGCGGGCCCAGCGGTCCATGAAGTGGTCAGCACCCATGTTCAGGTACTTCCTGTGCAGCTTGAGGGCGAGGTCGCCGTCAATGCCGAGGTAGCTGGGTGGCCAGAACTGGTCGTCCTCGGGCACGGGTTTCCACTGCGCCTTGCGCTCCACTTCCAGTGCGGCGTAGTCGTACCGCTTGACGGCGTGGTAGGTCTCCGGGCCGATGTAACCGCCGAGGGCGAAGCGTACTGCCGACTTGATGTGCGGCGGCTCCACAATGCCCATCAGCATCTTGTTCGGCGTGGTGTTGTCTCCGATGTACGCCTCGTGTGCGTCATGGATCAGGCAAGCGTATTCCAGCGAAGCCGGTACGCCCTCGTGCTCTGCGAGGTCCGCAGTCAGCATCGAGTGCTGAAGCACGCTCAGAGGTTCGATCCTCCCGTGGTGCCCGTTGCACCGTTTGATGTGAGACAGTGCGGTCACGATGTCGGTGAGCGCAACGTCTGCCGGGCTGAAGGTCGCGAGGTTGATGTACCTGCCCGACGAAACGCGCATCCAGATCGGATCAGCCATCGGCTTCATCCTTCAGCACCTCGGCCAGCTTGCGCCAGCGGGCCGCATGGTGCTGTGCGATACCGAGGTCGCACGATACCCACGAGGGCCGCACGCCGGTGCCATACTGGTCGATGAGGCGCTGTGCCTCCTTATCGTAGTGCCCGGCCATGCGCATCGCGGTGGCCTTCGTGAGTTCCACGCTCATTTTCCCAAGTCCTTTCTGAGCCATGCCGCCAGTTCGTCCATGTCCGCAGTCACGCAAGTGGCGAACTGGTACATCACGTCCCAGCGATCCTCGTTGCTGTCGAGCAGGATGTAGCCCGGAGTGCCTCGTCCGAGGAACCACCCGAGTTCCATGTGCCCGCTCTTGCCCGCAGGCAGCGCCAGCACCATAGTCTTGCTCGCCAGCATGTTGCGCCGGTCGAACTCGAAGGTGTTGACGCTGGCCGGTTCCTTCAGGGCTTTGGTGTAGGTGTATCCCACGCCCTTGTAGAACGCCTTCCAGTGGTCGTCAGCTTCCGGCCCCGCTGCGTACCAGTCAGCGAACACCTTGGCGTTCACCTTGATGTGCAGTTCCTCCATGATCGAAGGAATGGCCGGGTTCCGCAGTGACCCTGCGAGGTACACGTCCCACAGGTAAGGCTTGCGGTTGTCGGGGTGCCCTTCGGCACCACCGTTCCGCATGAACTCCCAATAGGGCCTCTGTCGCTCGGTCATCGCCAAGCCCTCCCATCACGAATGGTGCAGATCGTCCGCTTCCCGTTCTCGTAGGTCAAGATGAACGAGTGGCTCCACGACGAGAGGCCCTTGTTGTAGCCCATGTCGAGATGCCCGAAAACGCCTGCGGTGTACACCCCCTCAGTGATGCCTGCGGAGTGCGTGTGCCCGGTGTTGGCCTTGCCGACCGACCGGAGGTTCTTCGGGTTGCCGCGTGCACCGTTCGGCCCGAGATGCCCGTGAAGGCCGTGCTCTATCCCGGCGATGATGAGGCTGTCGTCCTCGTGCACGATGTTCCAGCGGTAGTTCTGCGGCAGGTAACGCTTCATCAGCGTCCAGAAGGGCCGAGGGTGTTCACCCTGCTCACGCTTCCGTGCACACAGGCCGTTCAGGTCGAGCCACGTCCGCATGTTCGCAGGATCGTGGAACGCCCGAGTGTCCCGCAGCCAGCCCTCGACCGCTTGGTCGTGGTTCGAGGTCACGATGTGGTGCACCGTGCCCGGTCGGGCCAGATGCGAGGACATCTTGCTCGCGATGTACTGGAACTCGCCCTCGACGCTTTCGCGCTTCTTGGCCCGCATCTCGTGCAGGAAGTGCGGATCGTTCCTGTTGTGGTGGTTGCGCGGCTGGAAGTCCACCGTGTCGTGGAACACCTGCTGCTCGGGGTAGAGCACGTCGATCACGTCGCTCATCACTTCCAGCACGGACAGGTCAACCTTGTTCCCGTGCAAGTCGCCATGAGTGACCACCTTTGCCCGCACTTGGCGCTCGATCTGTCCATCAGCGGTGTACTTGTCCGTCAGGTCGTAGATCGTGCCTGAGTTGTCGGCGTTGATCTGCCGTGCCCACCAGTGGCCGTTCTCATCGACCTCGACCAGCAGCGCACCGTAGACGTGGTGCAAGCTGGCCTTCTGCCCTGCGGCCTTCTCGATGTAGTTCCGAGCGGTCACAGTGCCGGTGGTGTAGCAGAAGCGCGCCGGGTCGTTCTTCATGGTCGGTACGCTGCGCATCGCCATCTTGGTGTGCGGGATGATAATGCTGGCACCGCGTCCGTAGTTCTCGAAGCCGGTGATCGGGTCAACCCGCGTGGGGATGATGTTCAGTTCACCGCACCAGATCAGGTCCGCTGCGATCTGCACGCTCTCGTCCGACACGAACGGCTCGATCCGAGGGTCGAACCAGATGTCGTCCTTGTCGCTCGCTTCCGCGCTGCCCGGCTTCACGCTGTTCTTGCCGTACTGCTGCTTGTTATAGGTGAAGCGGCTGATGTGCAGTTGCGCCTGCCGGTCCTCGACCAGCGCCATCAGGCTGATCCAGAACTTGTCGTTAAGGAAGGTGTTCGCCTGAGCACTCGTGAACACGAAGGTCGTGCCCGTGGCCCACTGGCGGAAGTCCTCGGGAGCGGCGATGGTGCCAGTCACCAGCGGTCCATCGTCCTCGGTCTCCTGCTCGGGCGGGGTTTCGAGCCACTCCCGCCACATGCTGCGGGCGGTGGTGTTCGCCAGCGTGAAGCCCTTGCGCCGCAGAGTGCGGAGTACACCCGTCAACCCTTCGGCACGGCTGGTCGTCCCCGCCGCAAGCGCGAAGTCCGTGAAGTCTGCTGTCTTTCTCATGGTGTCTCCTATATCCGAAGTGACTTGACGTGCATAGCACTGATGGCGTCTGCGCTGTAGCCGTTGCGCTCGCCAACGTACCTGCACCAGTTGTCCCACAGGAACTCCGCGCCGCCCCGATCTTCACAGAGATTGGCGTAGTCCATAGCCATGAGGGCTTTCCGCTTCATGCTCGCCTCCTTGTAGCGGCTGGCTTTGAAGCGGTACGGGTCGATCTCGAAGATGTTCGAGTTGTGGGTGTCCATGCAGCCTGTCTGGCCGAACACCAGTTGGTTGACGAAGCCACCCTTCACCAGTCCGAGGCCCGGAAGGCTGGCTAAGAACTTCAGCGTCTCGATCTCAGCGACCCGAGGGTCAGCGAAGCCTGCGTGTAGGTTGCAGGCAACCCGGTACACTTCGTCCTTGCTCTCTTGCAGCCACTCGTAAGCGCCCAGCTTGAAGCCCCACAGGTACTTGCTCTCGGTTCCTGCCCGGTCAACATCCCGCATTGCTTCTTCGATGGTCGTGATCGACTGCTGGATCGTCAGGTACACGAAGGTGATAACTCGGGCCATCTGGTCTGGCCCGGTCATCGCGTACTGGCTGATCTCACTCTGGTCCCTCTGAAACATCGTCATCTCCGTTGACTACGGGCAAGTCCTCGTACCTCGCGATCTGAGGCTTGTAGGAGACACAGGCACGAGGGTCGCCCGGCGATCCCTCGCGGCGCAGCTTGTTCTTCGGCAGGCCGATGAAGCGGGCATTGGCGTAGCCCAGATCGTCCACCGAACCGATCATCAGGATGAAGTCGCAGGCACCCTGCTTGCCGGTCTTGCTGTCCTTCAGCATGTGGTCGGCTGGGAACTGCGTGTTCGCACCGTCCGCGCTGATCTGGCTTGTGGCGATGCCAGCGAAGTCGTACTTCACCGCCAACTCCCTCGCCCACTGGTACATCTTCTCCAAGGCGAGGTCCGTCCGAGCAGCGTCACCGAAACCGCGCACGTTGTCGATCATGTCATACACCACCAGAGAAGGCTGGTGCTGCTCCACGATCCGCTCGACTGCGTAGGTGTCCATCCCGTGGATGTCGAACACTTTGATCTTCCACTGGTCACCCTTGACGGCACCCTCGTACTCCGTGAGCATACGCCCTCGGCGGTGCAGGTCGATCAGGCTGGACAGCGGCATACCGAGTGCGGCCTGCCACAGACGGGTGTAGATGCGGTTGCCCGGACCCTCGTTGTTGAGCCACAGGACAGGTTGATCCGTCTGCGATGCCAGATGCGTGATCTCCGACGCGAGGAAGGTCGTCTTGCCCTTGTCAGGCCGACCGGCAACGATACCGAAGTCTCCGGGCCGTAGACCCCTCATGCTCTCGTTCAGGCAGTCCAGCCGCCAGCGAAGGCCCTCGTCGTTGATCTCTTGGTTCAGTATCTCGTCCACGTTCACACGAATGAAGTCCAGACCCTTGATCCGCGCATCGCGCTGGAACTGCGTCAGGATCGTGTCGAGTTCGCCGTGGATGTTCCCCACGTCGCCTTCCTCGAACTTCATCACGAGCGTGGCGAGGTCAGAGGACAGCCGCAGTTCGAGCAGGGAGTGCAGAACCACAGCGCGCTCATCGTCTGGTACATCCTGCGCCACCCGCTTCAGTATCGCTGCGTAAGCGTGCTTCTGCTCGGTGGTCATCTTTGGGTGCCAAGACGAGAACAGCGGCGCGAATGTCTGAAGGTTCACCTTCTCGTGCGTGGGGAACTTGTCGAAATACTTGCCGAAGTCCTTCAGCAGTGCGACTGTGGTTTTCTCCATGCTTTCCTGCGGCACGCGACCGATGACCTTGCGGTATTCGTCTCGGTATTTCAGGATTTGGAGTAGCTTCAGGTCGATCATGTCGTGTCCTCTGTGTACTTGATGATTTCCCGGCGACTGTACCGTTTCGGGTCGCGCTCAGTCTGTATCCGCTTTGGGTCCGCACCGTAGGGTGCAAGTGCCTTCCGCAGTTTGACGAAGCCGTTCCTTCCAGCTTTGTCGCCATCGAACCACCCGATCACCGGGAAGTCCGCTATCAGTGCCGCTTGTGTCGGTCCTACGGTAGTCCCGAGTACAGCCAAGCTATTGTATCCCGCTTCGTGTACTCGGATGGCTGAGAGCACATCTTCGACAACGACAACAGGCGTAGTTCGACCTCGCTGTAGTCGATACCAGCAAGCACCCGTTGACCCACGGGGCATGATGTACTTAGGCTTCCGTCCGTCGATTGCTCGACCAGTCCACAGGCCGGTTGGTTGTCCATCGTGAAGGATCGGAACGATGACACGGCTGCTTCGATCTGACCATCCAAAGCCGTACTGCTCCGAAGCACGCTCAGGTGTGATGCCTGCTCTGAGCACCCAAAGGTGGGCGGGAGTTGGCACATCACCGGCGTCGAGGGCGGTAACATCTGGATAGTCTGCACCAGCTTCTTCCTCATCTCGCTGACGCATTGCCAGTATGTCCGATGCGGACAACCGACCATGCGGCACGAACTCATTCGCCCCGCACCTGAAACAGTGCAGTGACAAGCCAACCGACCTGTTGGAGATATAGGCTGAAGGGTCTGGTCCACAGTGCGGAACCTTACGCTTCTGCCCGAAGGTCAGTGATCGGGCCTTGTCCTGCCACTCCATACCTGCCCGCCTCCACGACTTCGATGGTGAATGTCGCACTCGTGAAGCGCCACACCGCATCGAACATCTGGTACTTACCAGCGTGGATCGCGATGAACGCAGGGTGCTTCCGCCGCGAGCCATGAGGCCAAGCGACGATGGTCCGCCCGCGTGCTGGATGCTCGTAGCCTTCCAGCCCGCCGTGCTCCATCAGTCCGTCGATGAGGTACACGAAGCGCTCTTCCCAAGCGACCGTAGACCGAGGCATGAAAGTCTCGACCGCCAAGTCGCTCAGCCAGTCCGCGTCTGCGACAGCCCGAAGGTGCGCCAGTTCAGTGTCCATTGGTCCGTCTCCATGCGATGAACGCCACGGCGACCAGCGCCCCGAGCACCCCAGCGAGTGCATACGGGAACACGATCATCACGACTGCTGAGAAAAGGTAGATGAGCCACACCGCTGCTCCCACGATGGAGAACAGCAGGCACAGCGACAGGAAAGTCTTGATGTAGTAGTCCATCAGAACTCTCCGTACTCTCCGTTGAAGGTGAGCTCGCCCTCGACCGTCTCCCACCGCTCGCGCATCTTGTCGATGGCCTTCGAGGGCACACCGTGCGACGACTTGAACAGGCCAGTGCAGACGATCACCTTCACGTCCACGTCGCGGGACAGTCCGGTGCGCTGAAGCCCGGTGATGTAGCGTTCGACCTCGCGCTTCGTGGTGAAGGCGTTCGCCACGGCGACGGAGTACCCGCTGCGCAGATACCGGAAGGTGCGGCCATAGCACTCGTCGTGCGCCGCGCCGAGGAACCTGCGGTCGAAGTTGTAGGTCTCGGCGTGCCCATTGCTCGACACGAAGAACTTATCGGCCTCGACCTTGATGGCCTGATACCGCCCGAGTTCGTCGGCCAGCAGCATCGCAACGATCGTGTCCGCCAGTGTGGACTTGCCAGAGCCGGGCAGGCCACGGATGATGTAAAGGGTCGGTTTCATGTCAGTTCTCCTTGTGGAATGATGGGTGGCAGTGATGTCGGGATGCCAGCCCGCCAGATGGTTCAGCTTGCGCTAGGGATGTCTGGACCCCCCGTCTCGATCAGAGACCGGCCAGCGGGTCGTCCTCGTCCTCGATCTCGTCGGCTGCGTCGTCGCCCTCGGCTTCGGTCGCGGCACCGGCGTAGGTCTGGCGCGTCGGCTTCACGATCCGGCCATCCTCGGCGGCGCGGTTCAGGTAGGTGCGGACGGTGGTCTCGGCAGGCACTTCGATCCCCGAGGCGACGGCCACGGCGATGATCTCCTTGATGCCCAACGAACGCGGGGCGGCGTTCACCAGCGCGGCGAAGGTTCCGACCAGTTCCGGCTCGACGCCGCCACGAACGGGCGCAGCGGGCAGGGCCGAGAAGTCGAAGTTGAAGTTGGTCATTGGTCTCTCCAAAGGTTGTGAGGCAGCACGCCTCGGTTCAGGGCAGGATGCGCCCTCAAGTGCAGCACGCTGGCGTTGTCCACCCTCTCCACGAGGGTAGGGTTAGCCATAGGTCTCCACGTCTAGCCGCTTCATAGACCATGCTGTTTCTGACTTGCCGGTCAGCCGCAGCTTCACACCCACGGCAATGGCCGTGCTGCACATGGGGACGCACCTTGACAGTGCGTCCTGCGTTCAGGCTGCCTGCTCTTTCAGGCGGTCCGACTGTCCAGTGTCGATCATGCAGGTCAGGCCGGGCTGCGGCTTGATGAGTACCGTGTAGGTGCCTGTCGAACCGTTGGCCCACAAGTATGCAATGCCTCCCGGTACTGGCGCTGGCTGCTCGTCCCGCAGCGTTTCACCGTAGTCTTCGGTGAGTTGCTTCTCGATCACGCCAGTCTGCGCGCAGGGAACACCCTGAGCCTCCGCACGGTCATAACCGATGATGATGAAGACGATCGCCACGGTCAGCATGGCGATGAGGTTGCCGAAGTAGGCGGCGAAGAAACGGTTCATGTTCTCTCTCCTTATTCGTGGGCGAACCGCGTGCCCGGAGACACGATGTCGCGGTAGGTGGCGCGGCTCATGCCCGCCATTGTGTCCTTCGTGGAGAAGTGCATCCCCGTGAAGGCCGTGCGCTGGACATGCACCCATGTGGTGTCGATGCCGAACAGGTCTGCCCATGCGCTGATGTAGTTCCGCATCGTCTCGTAGACGCGGGTCTCCTTCGCCAGTTCGCAGGACAGCTTGATGTGCAGCGTGTCCTCGCGTTCCAGCTTGCCACGGAAAGTCTCGGCATGGGACGCTCCGTCGCTCCTCCAGTACCCTTCGGTCGGAATCACGGCGCACCCGCCGCACAGCTTGCAGGCGAGTTCGATGACGCGATTGCGAAAATGCTCCGCGTTCTCGGCCTTCCGGTCGTATCCGATCAGGAAGGTCAGTTCGACTTGTTCACGCATTGGAGTTCTCCTTGCTGGTATTCACACCCTGAACAGGGCGCAGAGTGGGCAACGGCGGGTCCATGGCCATCTTCATGGCGTTGTCGGACAGCGCCATCTTCATGGCGTTGTCGGACTGCTTCGGTGCGGTGTATTCCGCGTACTCCATCCAGCAGCTTGCCCCGCAGGGCGTCTTGTTGACGGGATCGTAGATCATGTGCCCGGCAGGCACATCGTAGTCGTAGTGGTGTTCGGTCTCACCGATCTTCGGTCCCCACACTCGCGTCAGCCGGTCTCCGAACGGTCCACGGCTCACGTCCACCCACTGGTAGCGGTTCACGCAGATCACCGGCAGGTTCGCGCCCTCTGTGGCATTGGCCTTGATGTGCCACTGGTTCACAGTCACAGTCACGACAGTCATGTTTCACTCCTTTGTTGAACGCTCGATGCTCCGTAGCAGAGCAAGGTAGCAGTGTTGCTTCTCACGGACGGAGAAGTCGAGGAAGGCGGCTAAGATGCCCACCCGAGGGTTGAGCAGGACGACCAGTCCGGTGATCCCGCATAGTGTCCAGCCCGGCGGAGTGTTCAGCAACATCCGGCTCAAGGCTTCGCTGGCGTGGGATCGGAATGGCCGACCAGTCATCGCATGGGTCATCACACCAACTCCGCTGCATGACGCTCGCTCATCTCGCCCAGCGTGCCATCGGTGAACTTGAGCAGTATCCAGTAGCCCAAGAGTGCACCACGGCTGTAGCGCCGGTGATAGGTCGCTTCGCGCACCTGTTCAGACTGCATGGCACGATTGCACACGCAGGCCGCCTTGTCACTTGTCACGAACAAAGCGGTCGCGGTATTCGCAGTATCGAACACTTCCGTCCTCCTTCCAGAACTCGCGGGCGAGGAACACGAAGGTGATCGCCATGCCCAGCAGTTGAACTTCGGCAGGCATCATCCAAGTCAGGGTGATGCTGCCCATGCAGCCGACAGCGGACATCAAGCCCACTGTCGCAATCTTCTTGAGGGTTTTCATCTGTCAACCCACTTCCATGTCCATGTGTCCCATGCAAGCCAGCACTCGCTGACAGGCATATACTTGAGGAGGATGTAGCGCCCGTCAAACATAGTGTATCCCCTGTAATCCGTCAGGCGGGAGGCCCTGCTGAATACACAGGTGATCTTACGCCGCGACCATCAGGGCAACGCGGTCGAGGTTGAACACGCCGCGCCACTTGTAGAGCGCGAGGTTGGTGCCGATGTCCCGCAGCGCGGTCATAGCCTGCACATAGTCCTCATAGCACTCATCGTAGTCGTCGTAGGTCTTGCTCCACAGTTGCGTGCCCAGCGAATTGCAGGCACCCCAGCGGTAGCGATTGCTTGTGTTGTTCATAACTCTCTCCTTGGCTGCACTCTAGTGAGCATGGTCAATCCGTTAGGCGTGCTGCCCTGCTGTATAGACAGGTGGACTTATGCCGCGTGCAGGTAGGGCGGTGCCATGCTCACAAGGGTGCAGCCCGGTGTTAAGCCGGGCCGCAGGTAGGTCAGTGCATGATCGCAGGACGGTTCAGAGCCTTGAGACCGGCGATCATCTCGGGCGTCACCTTGCTCTCGTCGCCCATCTTGCCAACGTCCTTCTCCATCTTGGCGATGAGCGAGGCGATCAGCTTGCGAGGGTCGTCAATCGGCTTGTATTCCGCTTCGGGCTTGAATTCCCACCAGCGATTGTTCGCCAGTTCCTTCAGGTTCAAGTGCTGACCCTTGGCGAGCAGCTTCGGCACGTAGAACTGGCCCTTGTTCTCGCCTTCCTCGACCGGCTTCAGGCCCATGTAGACCTCGACCCACTCACGGATCGCGTTCTTGCGCAGACCGCCCAGCTTGTCCTTGTCGAGCAGCATGTTGATGTGCCCAGCGACAGGGCGCATGTCCCCCGAGGAAGCCCAGCGAGTGCAGATGGCCACCAGAAGCCGGTGCACGTCGAGTTGCAGAGTGTCGCCCCGAGTGTGCAGCGACTTGATCGCGGCAGTAATGCCAGCCTCGTCATTGACCGAGGCAAGTTTCATGAAGCTGATAGCGGCCATTGTGCTCTCCTATGTTGAATGGCTTCAGGTTCACAGTGAACCTGTAGATGCACTTCACCCGTCCGATGAAGTGTCCATTCGTGGAGTGCATTTATAGGCTCACCACATAAAGGCCGAGTTGTCAGTTCGCCCAATAATGCAGTTACCTTTCCCTGATAAGTCAAGACTAGCGTTCAGATTGCATAAGCGCAGGACGAGCGTCAGCAATGTCCATAGCCCACAAGCTAGGCCCTGTCTTGATAACAGGTTGGTGGCGTGCCAAGTCTTAGGCACGATTTACGCCACCCTATCCCCTTCAAGGTATAGCCCGCGACTTACAGATGCACAAGGCTAGTTTCTATCGACACTCTAATGCCGTGAGGAACCTTTGCGGCACAAGTTATGAAGCCGCTATGTCTTGACTTAGGCAGCTACCGCTGCTTTCGGTCTATGCTATCTTGTCTAGCCTAGTCTTGTTCCCTTGTCAAGCCCTAGTTTCGCTTTCCTGTTGACCTAGGACGCTGGCAATAGGCGGAGCACTCTGGCCCTACAACCCTGTAGCCTAGTCGCATAGTCTAGTAAGCTAGTTAGTGGCCTATCTATGGCATAAAGCCTAGGCTATGTCAAGCCCTAACTTGTCGGGCTATCTTCGATCCGGTTTCCCTGTGGGTGTGTCCGTTTCGATGATTTGACTATGCCATAAGCCGAAACGAATTGCAAGAGAAAAGTTATACAAGGTTTTCAATAGGTTAGACGATCCGGTATGATAACCCATTGATATTAAACAGGAATAAAATTGCCGTGCGAAGCAGGGATTCACCAACAATCTTATAAGCTATTGATAAACAAGGGTAATCTGGCCAAGACAGATACCGTTAAACCCCTCTGTCTATATGTGTGGAAGTCAGATTATTGAATGAAAACAGATAGATAGCACCCATGCACACGATCAATCCAGCTTTCAAACCCCCCCCTGCACTAGCAAAGGCGGGCGCACGCGTTACACCACGCGGACTAGCAAGTCAATCCCCATTGTGGGAAATGAAACATAACTTGATGTATTGACCTAGGGCCCCCCCTATGGTATCATGGCGGGCATGGGGGAAATTCACGCGCGACTTGGTATAGATACCCGCTCAAAAAATTGTACCGCAAAAATTACAACTCACTTCACCCTGAGTGGGACTACACAGTCAAAACCATGTAGTCCCGCAGGGCATCACCCCTTCAGACCCCAGATGTCATACATCGCGGCAGACGTGCTGGAGACACCCCGGATGGGCACATCATACACGAGACCGGCCTGAACACCCTTGATGACAAGGATGGAGCCGTCAAGCGTATACACGCCGATTTCTGGAGGGGTAGCGGACCCGACTGTTCCGACGACAAAACCTCGGAATGAGCCAATAGTGGAAGAGAAACGTACATCCACGTTAGCTGCAACACCCGGAGTGGGGTCATAAGCCGCGATGGGGACAGCGCCGGTGTACTTTGGAGCGGTGGGATAACTCATCACGAGCCTCCTGAGTTGGCCCGGCGATCAACACCACCGGGGGTTACAGCGTCAAGACGCTCTCGGGCCACACCTTCGCGCTTCTCCCAGCTACGCATCGCGCCGAGACCAAGCATACCCATCAGGACGGGCATCATGGCAGCGAGATCGAGTTCAGGAACGAGGGTGAGATCGACGGGAAGCCCGAAGGCGACCACGAAGAACGAGAGCATGGGGTAGAGCAGGAAGGCCCAAGTGAACGCAAGACCGCATACCCACCCGACGAAGGGACGCCAACCGGCGATGAATATGCTGGCGTGCTGCGCTTCTTGGGCGTTCACTGCGATCTGAGCGAGTTCACCGGACTTTTCGAGTTCCAGCACCTTCAGCTTTGCAGCCATGCGCTCGTCGTCGGAAGTGAACAGCTTGTCGATGAGGCCGAACAGGCCCGATGCTATCGGACCCGCAGCCAGTAGTGCGGCAGGAAGGGCCATACTGACCTCCTTAGAAGGGCCACAGCCACTCCCAACCACGCTCGATGGCAGTGGACTCGGGCTTGCTGGGAGTTTCAGGGCTGGCCTCGGGAGCCGGGGCCGGGGAAGGTGCCGGGACAGGCTCAGCGGGCCGGTTTTCCGGGCGCTGGACGGGCCTGACGGGCGTCGGGGTATTCTCGGTAGGCTCGGGCGAGACGCCCTCCTGCGAGGCCCGGAGAGCCGCTGCGAACGTGCGGGCGTATCGGGCCAGCCGGTCGTCAATCCGCTCGTTTCCGCCCCACTTCTTGTGGCTGTCACCGTTCACGATCACTCGGGCCTGCTTGAACTGAGCCGGGAAGTCGTATTCCTTCAGCTTCTTGCCGGTGAACACCCCATCTCTCATTCCGAGGAACATGATGTCAAGTGCGTGGTCCCACTCAAGGGCCAGATCGGGGTTCTCATCCAGCGGAACACCGAGGATGCGAGCGAACTTCTGGTAGTTGTCATACCATGTGATCTGCACGAGGCCACGACCGTAGTACGACTGACCGTAAGGGCCTGCCGGAAGGGCGTAGTTCGTGCTGATGATGCCCTTGGCATGGATCGAGGCCACAGCGCGCTTCGCAGAAGCGTCGGTGTAGTCCGGGCCAAAGCGATGTGCACCCTCGCGGATCGGTGTCATCCACCCTCCGGTCTCGTGCTTGGCCGTGGAGAGGATGTAGGCGAGGTCATTCGGGTCGTAACCCCATTCCTCGCCGTACTCCACGATCCGCTTCATGCCGTCCACTTGATGCTGGTTGAGACGGCCCCCGAACAAGGGCCGCACAGCGTTGTAGAACTCGGCGTTTGCGGGCATGGATCAGTCCCCCTGCTTCGGAGCGATCCCGGCCTTGGCGCGGATGTCCGCAGCCGCCGCCTCGAACTGCGCGGCTTTCGCCTCGGCCTGCCGAGCCAGCTTCTCCTGCACACGGGCGCGAGCCGAGATGGCGTTCACCTTCGCCGCCTGCCGGGCTTCCGCGTCGGCCACGTACTTCGCCTTGGCGTGCGCCTCGATCAGCTTGAGGGCCGTCAGGAGCCGCTTCAGCCTCTCCTTGTCACCGTTCACGCGCTTCGCAGCCTCGATCCCGCCCTTCTTGAGCGAGGCCAGCATCCCCTGCTGGTCCTGCGGCCACGGGATGGTCAGCGTGTTCGTGCCGACCTTGACCTCCGGGGTCTTGTTCTCTACCGGGGCCTTCTCGACGGCCTTGCCGTCCTCTTTCTTCACTTCAGACATAGCAGTCTCCTTCAAAGTCTGCGTCGAACCTTCCCGAGTGCTCCTGCACGCCGGTTAAGTCCGAGTTTCGCCATTGTTGCCGCAGGGAGGGGGCGACCATCTCCAAGCGGGTTTTTCATGCGCTCAGCCCACGCTCGCTTGCGTGTCTGGTTCACGACCTTCATGCTGTCCTGAGCCAGCGCCTCGACCCAATGCCGCACCGATCCCGCAAGGGCGTCGATCCGGTCATCATGCCGAAGGCTGTCCCTGTCACGGGTGATCCGCGACAGTTGGTAGAACAGGCTGTAGGAGGCGCGCTTCTCTAGTGGATAACTCTTGCAGGCGTCCCAATCCTTCTCGATCAGGCCCTCGTCCACCACCAGTCTGCCCGAGCCAATCACAGGCTCAAGCACGTCGATGATGCGGAGTTCTTTCTGTCCACTCTCCCACACGTCCTCGATCTCAGCCCGATGCACGCGCAGCAGGTTGGGTCGCCAGACATGCGCGAAAGCGCCGTTGCCGAAGTTGCGTTCCACGTCGATCTTGGTCGGCTTCCACCGAGCGGCAATAGCCGTGAGGGCATCAAGACTGTCCTCTCCAAGCCCACCGGGCACTGCGCCGCTGGCCACGAGGAACACGCGACCTGCGAGGAACTTCGTGACCGCATACGCAGTCTCGTCCCCGTTCTGCCCGCCGCCAGCAGGGTCCACGTACATATGGCACCCGTTGAAGCTGGCGTGTTCACGTCCGAACTCAGCAGCCCGGTAGTACGCATCGTTCACCGGCCAGTCAGCCGGGAGCGTCAGCAGTGTGCGGTCGCTGCGCTGCACGAAGATTTCGAGCGGTGCGCTGTGGTCGCTGATCTGCATGAACACCAGCTTCTCAGGCTTCAATGGGAACCTGTCCGCGTCCGATAGGCGAGTGTCCAGCATGTGCTGAAGCTGGAAGTACGCCGCGCCTTGGTCGATCTCCTTCTTCGTCAGGGTTTCCTCGGGGAGTAGAACCGGGTCCACGACCTGTCCACGGTCGCCCATCGGGCCACCGCCAGTTCGCAGCGAGGGGTCATCGTCCATGCGCCGCCGAATGAGCGGTGCGAGGAACTGACCATAGTTCGGTTCTTCCGCCACAGTCGGGTAGCGGCCCGGCCAGATGCGGATGGTGTAGCCACGGCTGAACAGCCCGTTGTAGATGCTGTCGATGCTCTGCGGCGTACCGAGGTAGATGATGTCGCCACGAGAACAGATCGACGTGAAGTCCTTAGTCAAGTGCCGTAGGCGCTCACGCTGGTGCTCAGTCTGGCTGTTCTTCGTGCTCTCGATGTCGTCTGCGATCAGGATGTCTGCTCGCTTACCCTGCATGTTAGACGTGATGCCCACGCAAGCAATGCTGGGCGACTTCTCAGGGCCTTTGAGTTCGTGGTGCACATCGTAGGCTTCCACGCTCTCCCGGTCGCCAGCAGACCTGTCAGGTCGAAGGCACTCCAACTCGTCCATGTTCTGGATGATCTGGATGACCCAATTCGCGATCTCGGTGGCCTGTGTTCCGCCAGCAGATACGATCAGGATACGGGCTGAAGGCTCATGGATAAGCCGCCACACCGCGTATGCAGCGGTGATGGTGGTCTTGGCCTGACCACGCTGCGCTTGGATCATCCGCTCTTTCGGGCCGAACTCCAAGAACTCTGCGATGTCAAGCTGGATGTCTGTGCACTCGAAACCCATCAGGCTGGTCATCACGTCGAAGATGAAGGGCTTGAAGTTCGGGTATTCTGCTCTCAGCATGTCGAGTTCAGCCCAGCGTTCACCGGGCTTAAACTCTCTCTGGTCGCGCTTCGCCATTACGAAGCCTCCACATGCGGTACGAGGGACAGGTTCAGGCCCGCCGCCTTACGCGCAGCGCGGCGTTCCTCAAGACGACGCTGGGTCGAGTTGAGTTCCTCCACAGCTTCGCTGTCCATACCGATGTCGTTGTCCTTCAGGAACTTCGCGATAGCACTCAGCATTGCCGGGTTCGGCTCGCTGATCTTCAGCAGTTCCTCAAGGAGTTCACTCTCAACCTCGTCGCGAGGGAGTGCATCGAGTGCCTCCATTCCACGTTCGTACTTTTCAAGCACCCTCGTGAACACGCGAGCGAGATGGGAGTGCAGTTTACCGAGCGTCTGCTCGTTCGCTGCACCTTTCGCCATCTTTCTCTCCTTACATAAGCGCTCGGAACAGAAGTTCCTCGCCCCCACTAATCGCCACGGTCAGTATCGGAAGTGCGACGCTAGCATACGTGATTACTCGCGTATTAAACTTCTCCACCTTTGTCAGCCGGTCCTTAATTTCGTCGGTCTCGTTTCGAAAATCAGTTCTCAGCTTCTCCGTCTCCCGCTGGTTGCGGTCGAGCGCGGACAGAATGTGCTTCACATCCGCGCTCAACTCGCCCATCAAGGTGAATACGGCTCGCCGGTCGTTCAGGTCGTTTCGATCCATTGCCTGCCTTGCAACCAGTGCCCCGCAGAGTAGTTCCCCCCGTCCGACCACACGTCCAAGAACCTCGGAAATACAGGCCAAGGCCGTGCATCCCAAGTCCATGCGAACAGCATGTCGGGATCGACCATCTTGTCGCCGGTGCGGCTAGATACCGGATTGGTGCCAGAAGTGGCGCTCCAATACTCGGCCAGAGCCTGATAGTACACCTGCTGAATACGGTCGTCACGTTCGCCAGTTGAGTAGTACGGTTCCGTACTCTCCACCGACTTCGGGTCGAGGAACTTGTTGGGCTGATTGGTCCCTTTGTTGATGGCCGCGCAACCAAGCTCGGTGTACGCGATCCGTTTCAATTCGGGGACGTATCCAGTGTCAGTGGACTGCGTTACCCCGTCGATGATGTTGAAGTGACGTTCCCTCCACCACGACTTGTGATCCTTGTCTCGATAGCGCCACTCCAAGATAGGGGTCCGCAGTTGGTTGTCCCGGTCGAACTCGTTGAGGTACTGATAGTCGTACTTCTCGCCGCCCTCGATCTGACCCTTGAGGTAGGTCAAGTCGTAGATGCTCGGCCAGAGTGCATCGTCAATCGCCAGAGGCGAACCCCTCCAGTCAGAGAGCGGAAGGTAGTTGTCGATGCCAACGAAGTCGATGTTGGGGTCTGTCCACAGCGGATCGAGATGAAAGATGCTGTTGAAGCCTCCCGAGGTCTCGTAGTTCCTCGGCATGAACTCCGACCAGTCACAGGCGTAAGTGATCTCGCACTCTTGCCCGAGGATCAGCTTGACTTCCGCAGCAAGCTGCTTCAGTTTAGCCACAGCCGGGAACGAGTGGTCCCCATCTCTGGCCTCAGTCATGCCAATCATTTCGGTCGTGATACAGAACGCATCCACGCCGCCTGCAAGGGCGCACAGGTGTGCGTAGTGCAGAGTGAACCGGCGCAGACCCCATTCGTCAGGTCCGCTGTAGTTCACCGTCTGGCTCACAGAGTTGGGTGTGAAGTCGTCAGGACTGCACGATCCGAAGAAGTGGTCCATCTGAGTGGTGACGGCACTTGTGCCCTGATCGCTGTACAGAGGCCGGATGCGCCCTCGCCACGGATAAGCGCCCTGCGGGCCGCTCTCATCCGGGTCAGGAAGCGCCTGATCGTTCGTGATGTCCATGAGGATGAACGGGTAGAACATGACCTTCAGGCCACGGCTGCGCATGTCTTGGATGCCCTCGATCACGCTCCGGTCAGAAGGCGTGCCGCCGTAGGAGACCTTCGGTGTCCCGAGGTCGAACATCGTGACGTTCGTGCAGTAGAACCACGGCTCGTCAGTGTTCTGCTTGTCAAGCACGAACTCCACGTAGGAGAACGTACCATCAGCCGGGAAGTCCAAGTTGATCTCAGTCCACGTCTTGGCTGCGACCCACTTCGCCTGCGGCTCGACAAGCCAGCCCCCGCCCGGCCCGCCATTGCGGACTGCTGGGTAGAAGTACCTGCCCACCGGAGACCAGAAGTATCCGCGCCAGCGGTACTGGCCCCACGGGATCGGCCCGCCCGGTCCACCGGAACTGGTGTCCGCGTGGTTCCAAGCTGAGTAGCCTTCTTGATCAATAGTCTGGGTCCCGTAGTCGATTAGAACGATCCCCGCGCCCTGACCTGCGAAGTCACCGGGGTCCACGTAAGGCTGTCCAATGCTGCTGTCAGGATCGACGCTGCTGGCGTACTGCGTGGTCACAGTCGCACCGTTCCGAGAGTTCAACCACTGCACGTAGACAGGATTGTACTCCGCTGGGCTGTCCCAAAAGATGCTTGGCACACCCATCTGCTGACGAGTGAGGCCGTTCACGATGTACGGAAACGGGGTGCTGTTCCCGATGGCGGGAGCCAATTCAGGAGCCACCGCCGACACGATAAGATCGAGTTGTCGGTCTACGGCGTTGTCGTTGAAGGTTCCGTCAGTGCTGCGCGTCACCACGAGCCGGATGGCACGAGTGTTCGTTGGCACAAAAGTAGGCCCGCCCGTGTACAGCCCGGTAAGAGCGACGCTGTTGACGTTACCGTAGTCCACTTGCGAGATCAGCAGGGTTCCTGCGTTGTCGCCGAAGAAGCGGAGTACGATCTGGATGTCGGTAGAAGTCGATCCCGTGGTGCTCCACGAGTAGATCACTTCCACATTCGTGCTTCCATCCGTGACCCGGTTCAGGAGGATGCTTGAGTTCTCAAGCGTGTACAGCGTGGTCGTCGGTACGCCGTTCGCGCCGACAGCCCATGCCCCGATGTCCTGATCGAGTTCGATGGTGCCGCCTTCCCCACCGGGAGTGAAGAAGGTGAAATGCTCGCCTTTCGGCTTGATGGTGCACTCGCCCAACCGCAGGTCATCTCCGAACCACGAAGTGATGAGGGAGACCCACTTCACCCGAGGGAGGTTCTTCTGAAGGTTGTCCATAGCGCGGGAAAAGTTGGTCTTGCCAGACACAGCCCCGTCCCACTGCGAGTTCTCATCGCGTACGTCGCCCCACTGGTTAGTGAAGCGTGCGGGAGTTGTGCTGTAGGCCCACTCCCCGGTTGAGGGAAGAAGGGCCACGCCCGACAGCAGCGACTTGACTTTGCGCGTCGTCTTCGATCTCAGGATCATGGCCCTGCTCCTTACGTTGTGATACTGGTCACGTCAACGCCGCCGATGACGGTGATGCCGCACTCCAATGTTGCGTCTGCAAGTCCACCCACGATCTCGCAGGTCGTCTGACCCGCCACGAGAGTGAACTTGGTGCCACCGCCGGGGATTGCCCGTGTGACTGCGCCGTTCGGCTGCACGGTGACTGTCGCCTTGACGGAGCCCCCGTTCGAGATCAAGAACTCCACGGTCTGCGAGGGGTTCGTCTGAACGTCCACCCGGATGTCATCGACTTGACACGTCGCAGGGACGGCGGTGCCGATGTACTCCTTCTGACCATCGAAGGTCTGGTAGAAGCCGAAGAACAGTTGCTCGAACTGCTGAAGGCTGACCGACAGCGATGCAAGTGCGCCGTTCACGGCGTCCTCGATGGCCTGAAGAACCGCGTCCTCGATCAAGATGCTGTCCGCGATACGGCCATCGAGTACCTCGTGCAGAGCGTACATGATGTGCTTGCTCAGAAGCGTCAGGTTCTCGCGCGTTGCGTTCCCCGGCTGGGAAAGGTTCACAGGCAACGCCTGCTTGCTCACTGTGCGCCGGAACACGATCTTGTCGCCGTTGACCAGCCCTTGACCGGGCGTCAGGCGCACACGGCTCGAAGTAAGCCAGTCGAAGTCCAGATCGACCGGGATCGCGCCCTTCTTGTAGCAGGTCACGTCTCCCTGAGAGGCGTAGCCGAGGGCAAAGTTCAGGTTGAACTCGTAGTCACCCGCGTAGGTGAACTCGTTCACTGATAGGCCCATCAGAGCCTCCTTTCTGTCTATATGTGTGGAAGTCGGGATTTCTCCCGACCTCCAATGGGTTATCGCATGGCTTCCCAAACCTGCTTCATGCCGTACCAGTTCATAAAGAACATGGCCCGTGCGTTCTGCATGTCGTTGTAGTCGCCATCGCCACTCAGCATCCCGGCAATCGAACCGGGAGCTTGCATCAACTTCTGCGTCTGCTCAAACACCGGAGTGTCGAGGTAGGACGTGTACCGCCCATACGGGCTGAAGTTCAGGTCATCGAACCCGAGCATGGTTGTGATAGGATCAACAACCATAGGAGCCACACCAAGAGTTGCGCTGTACGCGACGGCAAGCCGTGCACGATCTGTTGCGCTCATCTCCTGACCCTGTACCGTCTGGCCGAGTGTCAGCACTGCGTAGGCGAAGCCAAGCTGCCAAGTAGCAGCATGCAGGAAGTGCTGGCGACCGCCGATCATCAGGTTGCGAGCCGTCTGCTTCTGCACTGCCGTCAACGCGAACGTCTTGAGCGAGGTCAGTAGCTTACCGATGTCCGAGTTCATCCACACGGAAGTCTCGCCAACGAAGCCACGCTGAACCTGCTGGTGAACCGCGCGGAATACCGCTGCACCGAACTCATTCGCGAGTTCAGCCGCTTGTTCCTCTCCCATGTGAGCAGCCCACTGCGACGGGTTCAGCTTGACATTCCCACCGTTCACTTCGATCACCCCGGAGCGGATCAGGTCCGCAATGTCCGAGATTTGGGAAGGCTCAAGGCCGATGTCCCGAAGCATACGGTTCGTCAGGTTCGTCTCCTGACCAGCAAGTGCCCGCATCACGTTCGTCGTCACAGCAGCGGCGGAAACCATCTGCTGCGCCGCTGTGACATGGATTTGTCCGCTGGCGTAGTTCGTTGCCCGCTCCACACTGTTGAGTGCGGACTGGCCCATCTGCATGTACACGTTATTCGCGAGTTCCGTTTCATCAATCGAGAGATGCGGACGGAACAGCATGTGGTCCTGCCCGACGATGACGCCGAGGCTTTGCAGTTCGTCGTACAGGTTCTTGTACTCAGCTTTGGTCATGGCACCGGGTCTGTTCCAACCCAGCCGAGCCATCACTGGCTCCATGACGTTCTGCACACCGTTCGCCACGAACAGGTTCGCGGTGTCCATAAGCTGCGTCAGACCCGCCCTCTGAAGAAGGCTGGCCCGAGTTGCCTTGGTGAGCATGGAAGTCAACGGGCTGACACCAGAGGTCTCGCGACCCATGATGAAGCCCTTGTGCACGCCTCCCGTGAACTGGCTGAAGATCGCGTCGAGTTGGCCACGCTCAAGTCCCTGCTCGCGCAACGCGCTCTGCTCGAACATGATGGTGTCCTTCAGGGCTTCAAGGTCTGCTTTGTCACGGATGCCCTTGTTTGCCAACGCAGCAGCGCCAGCCGCGTCTCCAACGTACTTATGAAGGCTTATCTCTATGTCGTCTGACAGTAGATCAACAAGCTTCAAGTTCGTACCGGGGATTGTGGTACGCATGTCCACGTCAGTCCTGCGACGAAGGTAGCCTTTCTTTGCACGTTCCTGAGTGTTCACGTCGAGCCGACGCATGATGCTTTCCACATCCGCACGGCTGAGACCGGACTGTTCCAGAACTGCCTCGATACCGCTGCGGCTGTCGATGTCCAGCAGTCGGCTGTCAGCCGCCCCGACACCAAGCCCGCGATCCGAGAACCGGCGCACGATGGCCTTCGCCAGTCGAGTTGCCAAGTCCGCATCCAGTCCAGAGCCTCGCATGTACCCATCGCGGAACGCGCGGATCATGTTTTCCTCTCCGACCTGCTGGCGAACCCGCAGGAAGTTTCGAGGCTCCCAATCGTACCGGAAATAGCCGGGACGGTGGTCGATGTCGCGTGCACCGCGCACTGAACGATCTTCTTCGAGACCCTTCATCCTGTCGAGGATTTCCATGTGGGTCTTGTCGATGCTGCCGATCAGGTCTTTGAACTCCGGGGCCGCTCTGCCCGTCATGTAGTAGTCGTGCATAGCAAGTCGCAGGTCGCGACTGAACTGCCGATGGCTCTCCACCCGAACAGGGTTCAGGCCCTTCTGACGGAAATACGCCGACCGCTGTTCCACGAGGGCCGCAGCCGAGTGCACCATAGCGGAACCGTGGTACATCTCCTTCATCACGGCGGCAGTTGAGCCACGCCGAACAAGCCCGCTCGCGCTCTCAAGGATTTCTGCTGACACGAAGTTTGCACTTGGAGACTGGCTATGAACAAGGCTTGTGAAGTCCCGCTGACCTAGTGTGAACACTGTGCCAGCAATTTGCCCGAGGTTGACAGTGCGATTGGTGAACGG